GATCATGTGTTTTACAAAAACGTTCCATATTAAGGATTAATTATGTTTTGGACTATTGTTTTAATCGGTGCAGGATTGTCATCTACTAGCATCATGTATGTGGGTCAGTTTGAGCAACAGGAAATCTGTGCTAAAGCGGCACAGGAATTCAAGGCTCAGGGTATGAAAGCCGCTTGCGTACAAGCAAAATCAACAGAAGTGCCCGTGGTCAAAAAATAACTTGACATTAAATGGGTTTTAGTGTATCATAACGTCTTAATCACTTAATAAAGGGTTTTATCTATGTCAACAATTCGCATTCTCTCAGGCTCTTATCGTAATCAACGTGTAGTTGATGAAGTGTTTACGCTAGTCAAGGGATTTCAAACAGGTAAAAAGGGTAACTATGTTACTGTAAAAAATGAGGGACAATTCGCTATTGCTATTAGTGAAGTCAAAGTAAAAGTGGATTCGATTGAGGATATTCAATTTATGAATGGTGATCATGTTGTCGGCAATGTGATTGAATTCAAAGCAAAGGTAGAAGTGTCTAAAGAATCTGAGCAAGAGGCAATGGACCGTATTGCACTACGTTTCAATATTCTTGATGAAATGTCGGCTGCATGTATCAGCGGTGATATTCGTGCAATGATTGTTGCAGGTCCTCCCGGAGTCGGCAAGTCATACGGTGTTGAAAAACAAATGGAAAAGTCTAGTTTGTTTGACAATCTTAAACAAACAAGATTGCGCTACAATGTAGTTAAAGGTGCCATGACTGCGCTAGGTTTGTATACTCAACTGTACAAATATTCTGACAACAAAAACGTACTAATTTTTGATGACTGTGATAGCGTATTCGCCGATGAACTAGCATTAAACATTCTTAAGGCAGCATTGGACTCAGGTAAGACTCGCAAGATTTGTTGGAATAGTGATAGCCGTTTGCTACGTGAAGAAGGTATTCCGAATCAATTCAATTTTAATGGTAGTGCTATCTTTATCACTAATTTGAAATTTGATAATATCAAAAGCAAGAAATTGCAGGATCATTTAGAAGCATTGCAAAGTCGTTGTCACTTTTTGGACCTCACTATTAATAGCGAGCGTGACAAAATTTTGCGTATCAAACAGGTACATCGTGATGCTGATGGTGGTTTGTTCAAAGATTACAATTTTGAAGAAAATCAAGCTAATGATGTTCTCGATTTTATGTGGGAAAATCACAGCAAACTGCGTGAATTGAGTTTGCGTATGTGTTTGAAGATTGCCGATCTAGTTAAGATCAGTCCAACAAATTGGAAGAACTTGGCTTCTTCTACTTGCATGAAGAATGCGTAATTGATTCTTACTCGCTTTCAAGGGGAACTTTATGTTCCCCTTTTTTTGCCTTTATGTTTGCAATACATAATTACTATATGCTATACTAAGTACTAATATGAAACAATGTAAAATAATCGTTAAAGATGAGGTCAATGTAAAAATCGAAGGGTTAGAATTAACCGAACGTAAATCCCTAGTAAAAATGTTTGAGTACGAAGTGCCCGGTGCAAGGTATCTTCCCGCGGTCCGTCTTGGCAGATGGAATGGTAAGGTTAGTTTCTTTAGTCTTGGTGGTAGTAGCTATGTTAACCTATTACCCGAAATACTTCCATTCATTGATAGCCGAGACTATGATATTGAACTAGAGGACCTTCGTACATATAGTACAACTTTCAATTTTACTGAAGTGTCCGAGGATACGTTCAAACATAAGAATTGGCCCGTAGGTCATCCAATTGCAGGGCAGCCCGTTGTATTGCGTGACTATCAAATATCAATCATTAATGAGTTTCTAAAGAACCCGCAATCACTACAAGAGATTGCTACAGGTGCAGGTAAGACATTAATCACAGCAGCACTAAGTTGGTCTATTGAAAGTTACGGACGCAGTATTGTTATCGTCCCCAACAAAAGTCTTGTAACACAAACAGAAGCAGATTACATTAATCTTGGATTAGACGTTGGTGTATACTTTGGTGATAGAAAAGAATACAACAAGACACATACAATCTGTACTTGGCAAAGTCTGAATAACCTGCTTAAGAAAACAAAAGCAGGAGAAGCAGAAGTTGAGATTGGTGACTTCTTGGAAGGTGTGGTTTGTGTCATGGTAGACGAGGTTCACATGGCCAAAGCTGATGCATTAAAAGAATTGCTCACTGGTGTAATGAGCAACATCCCAATTCGTTGGGGTTTGACTGGTACTATTCCTAAAGAAAAGTTTGCAAGTCAAGCTATCTTTATTAGTCTCGGTAATGTCATTAACAAACTATCTGCTAGTGAATTACAAGACAGGGGTGTATTATCACAATGCCACGTTAATATCGTACAACTACAAGACGGTGTTGAGTTTAGTAACTATCAGAGTGAGTTAAAATACTTACTTGAAGATGGTAAACGACTAGATAAGATTACTCAATTAGTAGATACAATTAAAAACAGTGGTAACACATTGATATTAGTTGATAGAGTAGCAGCAGGGAAAGAACTACACAACAGATTGGCTGAGCGATTGCGTGACTTTAAAACAGAATATGATGTTGTATTTGTATCAGGTAATACTGGTATGGATGAACGCAAAGAACAATATGATGAGGTTGCTACAGCAACTAACAAAATCATTATAGCAACGTATGGCATAGCAGCAGTTGGTATTAATATTCCCAGAATCTTTAATCTTGTTCTGATTGAACCGGGTAAGAGTTTTGTTCGGGTAATACAAAGTATTGGTCGTGGCATTCGTAAAGCGGAAGATAAGGATCACGTAGAAATTTGGGATATTACCTCAAGCTGTAAGTTTGCTAAACGGCATCTTACACAAAGAAAAGCATTCTATAAAGAAGCCGCATACCCGTTTGACGTAGAAAAACTAACATATAAATGATACAATAACACTATGAGAATATTGACCCTAGATAACGAATACTATAACTTAGAGACATTGCCAGAAGAGATAGATGATTTACGATTTGCGATACTAGATAACAGTAATCCAAGTAATGTAGATTATCATTATATCCCATTAATTTTTTTAGAAAGTTTTAATGCCCCTGCACTTGTATTGAAGATAGGTAAACACACGATTAAGATGCCGGTAGATTGGCAAATATTGATTGGTGAAAAAGAGCATGGTGACTTAGAAACATTACCCTTAACAAGTATCAATGACAGAGGATTCAATGCGTTTGAGTTTAATCCATTAACTAGTTTCAGTCCTACATTTCTACCTATTGAGATATTAGATATCTATCACGATGTAACATGGTATGCTCCTAGATTAAAGAACGGACAGTTTCTATGTGTACCATTGAATGATGGTCCTAAGCCTGAATGTGTATATTTTGTAAAAGAAATTAGTCGTAACTGTGAGATAATAGATTATAGTCAGGCATTCTAATGGCAACAAGAAAAGCAGCAGTACCCGTTGATGAAAAGTTTGACAAACAAGATTTAGACTTGTTTGAGGTCCTTGCCGCACTAGATAAGAAAGATTATGATTTCTTTGATAGACTAAGTCCTGAACAACAAAAGAAGTTTGTCCCATTCACAATGATTCAATGGCTAAGTGCTATTAAAGGTAGTGAAGGATTAAGTCGTTACTACGTAATGAGTACGGCTGAGTATGCAAACAAATATCTATTCAACGAGAACATACAGAAGCATCCTAAACTACAATGGTTGATGATGTGTGCTAGTAGCCCAGGAGTTGGCAAGCAATTCCATCAATGGATACCTAACATCAGCCCCAAAGTAAGTAAATTACAAGTAGCAGCAAAACTAAAAGATATCAAAGAGTATTACAAGAAGATATATCCTAGAGCGGATAGTGATGATATTGACGCAGTAAGCGAAGCGTTTGTAACTAGCCAGAAGCGCAAACTTAAATTAGCAGAATTGTTTCCTAACATGAAACACACAGACATTGAGACATTAAATGAAACTATTACTGAAGACCAGCTTAAGCAATATGAAAGAGACCTCGGCAACTAAGACAGTTAAATATGGCTGTGAATTTTGCAAGAGGGAGTTCTTGCGTGAGTCAACCACGCTTAGACATGTATGTGAACCAAAGCGTAGATGGTTAGACAAAGACAATCACGGGAATAGAATTGGATTTCAATGTTGGTTAGAATTTTATAAAAAGAATACATCAAAAAGAAAGAATCTTAAACAGGAAGATTTTATTAAGAATCCATATTATACTGCATTTGTGAAATTTGGTAATTATTGTGTTAATATTAATGCGATAAATATACCGAGATTTACTGATTGGTTGTTGAAGAATCAAGTTAAGATTGACAATTGGTGCAGTGATAGCACCTATACTAAATATCTAGTTGAATTCTTACGACATGAAGATGCATTTGATGCTATTCATCGTAGTATTGAACACTGTATGGGAATGGCAACTGATGCCAAAATATTGCCACATGACATGTTAAGATATGGGAATGCTAACAAGATTTGTTATGCAATAACAACGGGTAAGATTAGTCCGTGGTTATTGTTTCAAAGTGACAGCGGTGTCCGTTTCTTAGAGACATTAAATGAAGGTCATGTTAAAATGATTATTGATTATATAAATCCAGAACAATGGGCAATAAGATTTAAAAGAGACATAGAACTGACTAAACGGATTAATGATACGTTGAAAGATGCCGGATATTAAAGAATGAGCAAACGTTGGCAAGATATAAGACCAGGTTGGCATGAATTAGTCATTCAATTGAATGAAGAAAACCCACATCCGCATAAAATAGAAATCGTAGAATGGATTGAAAAAACTATACAAATGCCTGATAGGCATTGTCTGTATACTTGGACAGATGAAATAGTAAAAATTAAATTTAGATATCAGCGTGATTATGTGTTAGCGAGGTTGCGATGGTAAAATTACCTTTTATAGCACATTTATATGGTGCAGATTATGTATCACTGTTGGTTTGGTTACAACGCCATATAGGAAAAATGACCGATAGTAAACCGGTAATCTGGTGGGAAGGCAACAATTGGCATATGAAATTGGTGCAGGGCAAGTTTGGTGATTCATATTGCGAAATTCATTTTGCTAATAAAAAACATTTAAAGGTATTTGAAAAAGAGTGGACCGAATGATAAAGAAACGTGCTATGGCTCGGGACAAATGGGGCTCCGCCGAATGGATATCTGACATGGCAAAAGAATGGATCAATGAAATTGATATGAAACGTCTTGAAACTGGCTATGCTGACAATCAACCTAAATGGCCCTACTGGGTGCGTCCACATAACTACGATGAGAAAGAGTGGTATGACATAGACAAATGGCTGCTAAACATAATGGGTGATAATAATTGGCATACAGAAAACGCACGTTGGGTAGGAAGTAATCGTAAGTATTGGTTCCGTGATGAAGCAGATAGAACCTTTTTCATATTGAGATGGTCATGAATAGCAAACAGCGTAGAAAAGCAAAACGTGATATTGACAATAATTATCACAAGGTACATCTTACAATAAGCCCGGGAATGAATTGGACTGATTGGTGTGATCAAGTTGCGGAAATGGTTAGGTGGGTTACGAAATATACTAGGCGTAATTGTTTTTTGTTAAAAAATGAGTGGGCTGGTAGTACATTCTATTTCTCGGACGTAAAAGATGCCACACATTTTACATTGAGATGGTCATGAGTAAATTTACACACAAAACAGAACGCTATTTCGGTAGCAAAATTAATATACATACAATTTCTTGGAAGAACCAAGAAGATGTTGACACCAAAGAAATAAAGAAATGGTGTAAAAAGAATTACGGAAATTCAG